TACGCATAGAAGGCTTAGTGTAATTACCCGCCTCGTTTACTTTGGACTTGCCTCCTTTTCTATACTTCTTTACCATCACCACTTTACTTTATTAGCCCAGTAAGCGGCAGACATCTTTCCTTTCTTAATGTTCTTAGCATGACGCGCTTTAAATGATGCACGTTTCTTCTTCATTCTGTCAGACTCACCAGACTTTGGCTTGCCCGCTGTTGATGCCCCTTGCTCTCCGAAGCGTATAAGTTTAACCTTATCTCCTTCTTTGGCCGCAACAACATGAGATTTCTTAGAGTGATCTGGTGTGCGCTTAGGCTTGTTAAATCCTTTTAAACCGTGACGCTTTAGAAAATTTGCATACTTACTTTTTGCCATAGAGCAAATATAAGCATTATCGTTTGACCCCAGGTACAGCGAGGTGGGTCTCGAGTTTCTTTACTATCTCCATAACCTTTTCGCTTTCCATGTGGTGCGATGGTATTAGTATATAAAGCAACCTTAATTGCTCTGTCGTTAGGTCTATAAAGTGTCTCATACTATGGCCTTTTACAAAACGATACCTGTACATATCGCTCTCCCTTAACCACAGGTCTTGCTCCATGAAGGTGTGTGACTTGAGATGGGTGAATCGCTATGTGTCCAACCTTCCCTTTATGCAGGGCACTCTGTCTACTAAAATAAGTTCCTCCTCCTTCATACCCGTCGTTAAGAGCAAGCACACAAGATATGTCTGCAGCATCGTGATGCAGGTCAAGATGTCCTTGTACAGACTCTTCGTATTTTATAATAAAGGTTTCAGTATTCATTACATTCCATCCCTTACCACTTAGTTGCCATAAATGTATTGCTGCCGGGTACACATATTCTTTTAGTATTCTTTCATAGTACCAGTGCAAGCCTAGTTCACTAATCAGCATATCTGTAGCGGGATAATATTCGTGTCTGTCCTTCGTCCACTTTCCAGAAGCATTTGCCTCTTTGATTACTAAGTCACAAAACTCCTCTGTGAATAACGGAAACGTAAAGACGTCCGGTATAGGCTCATCTACTATCAAGTCAAACTTCTTCAACTTTGCGCTGTATGTCAAGAACTTTTCCACGAACTCATCGTAAGGTATGTTTCTCAAAAAACTCTTCGTATAATCAAATACATTGTGTCCCATAGATTCCTGGTCTTTTTGTTTAAACATGTGCTTGTTTTTTGCTAATGCAATAGCGCGTGTATCTCTAGTGATGTATCCCAGATCACCTCTAGGATGTTCTGTAAATGTTGCACTAACAAACTCGTCAATAGGAAATATGTAATGATTAAAGTTTTGCTCTAGCAACAAGCGTATTCCCTCACGGGTAAGTATATAAGAGTGAGTACAGTAAGTTAGTTTTGGCTTTACATGATTCTCAGAAAGAACCTCTGGCTTCTCAACAAAATTACAAGACAGGTAGAACAGAGTCCAATCATAGTCTGTCTCCAATTCCTCTTTGTTAAACTTCCTTGTTACCTCAAAGTCATCTTCTAAGATTAGTATCTTCTCATAACCCTTTTCATAAGCATCCTTCCATAATCTCCAATGAGAAAGAGATGTGCCTGCTTCTCCCGGCAAAACATTTCTGTCCCACCATTTATTTTTATGACCATCTATTTTCCAATGATTACAAACCTCGTAGTCAGTAGGCATGTTCTCCCCGGTATGCCCATTGGTTCCATGGAATATCGTTACAGGACTCATCATTCCAAACTCCATAAATCGATTACGTAGTTCTTGCTCCTTCTCGGGATGGAGGGTAATGATGTACGTCATGTCTACAAAAGGAAGGGGAGGTGTGTTCTCTAGATTAGAGTAATCAATAGAGTCCTTTGCAGTAAGTGAAGGTATGTTTTCTATAAGGCCATACCATTCCTCTTTTACCTTACCCCAGTCTTTGGTCTGTATATACTTCTCTACCGCTGTCCAGTCTTGTATCTCTTTGTTAAATCCATTGAGCGTTTCCTCTAGTCCAGCGATTGGGTTTGCAACCGGAAGAACCTTGTGTGCTAACATCTCTAACGCAGTAATACAAAATGTTTCATTGTATTCTGTTGGGTAATACCAGGTTTCCATTTGCGACAATAGTGCGTACAGTTTTGTTACAGAAAGGTTACCGTGATAGATTACGTTTTGCATTTGCTCTACACGCTCTGCGAAATGCTTTTCATAATACTTCAATCCATAAGAAGGTGTAGATATGTGAAGTTTATTTGAGCCTGTTGAATACTTAAGTTCCCAGTCATCTAGAACTCTGTCTAACCCTCTTTCTGGATGCGAGGTGTATACATAAGATCCTGGCTCTTTCTTAGAAACTGGCGCGACATTGCTTACACTTATACCATTGCCTATAACCTTGATTTTATCTGGGTGTATCACAGCCTTCTCTTGAATAGAGAAAACTTCTTTATGCCAGTTCGTTACACAGACAATCACCTCTGTTTCATTGTAAGCCCGCTGTATGTCGTTATCCGTCATGCGCTCACCTTGATACCAGTAGTAAGGGAGTTCGTTGTGTAGCCAAAATATCTTTTTAGTTTCTGGGCCTACGTCATAATATTTTAAGTAATGTAGATAAGCCACACCTATTAAAACATCTGGAGTTCCAACATCGCTTACATTCTCTAGAGGTGTATAGTATACATCTCCACCACCAAGGTATTTGTCGTGTCGTTCTTTTACCATACCTACAACGTATACCGAGTTATTCGCAACAGCGGCAAACTGCTTGGCTAGATTCGCTATACATTGTTCTGTGCCTCCCAATCCCTCTGTGTTTGAGTCCCATGGTTCAGCGTAGTATCCTGCGTGTATTACTATTTTCATCGTTGTGTATTAAAAAAGAATGTTTGAAACAACCTACCCGTATAAAGGTCATTACCAAAGTAATCCATGGAGGTATGAAACAAACTACCCTTGTAGAGTATTAATCTGTTGTATACGTTACCAATGCTACTTGCTAATTCCCATTTAGTCACATCCTGCGCCTGGTTATCCCACGCTGCATCTTCACCAGGCGTAGCCGGCTCTAGAAGCCCTGTTGCTTTATGTTTATAGAATCCAGTGCCTCCAGACAATGGTGCATCTGGTGTTAGATACAACACGCCAGCCCATTGGGTTCCACCATCATAGTGAATCCAAGACCTGTCTTTCGCTGTTGTTATTTGGAATGCTGCATTGTAACCCTGATCTGACCAATAGGTTATAGGGCCGTGCAGAGGGCTGACTATACATTCGATTGTAGCCTTTGTGCTATCTGTAGAGAACGACTTTGTTCTGGCACCAGGGTAGTTTCCCTTTTGGTCAAACGATTGTTCAAGCGCAAAGTTCCGAACGTCATCCACATTATCATAGAAGTCATCTACGACATAAGTTTTAATGTCCATTGAATTAAATTTGTATCACTCAAGATACAACATCTAACCCACCTTGTCTAATGTAGAGTATAAAATGTTTTGTTCCTCTTCCTTTATTTGAATGGTAATCGCCTCATCTCCAGTTGAAACCAATACATAAGGAACATCGCCCACGAGCCCATGACCGTCGTAGTGATAGGAATCGGTATCGCCCTCTTCGAACTTGAATACTGTACCAGAAATAAACTCGTCTCGTGTCATTAGTAATATGATAAAGTGGATTCATTAAGAGTGGTAATGTCTTCCTCAGATAGGGCTTCATCAAAAACCCACATGTGACCAATCTGTCCATTGAAATATCTTGAGTTTTGACCCATAGACAAATACAACGCATCAACAGAACCGCTTCCGCTATCGAATGACATTGCTCCTCCTGATCCGCTTAAGAAAGTCATTCCGCTTGCTTGTCCTCCGCTGTAAAAAGTATAAGCCCAGTTTGTTGAACTGCTCGCTGAGTTGACGCTGTTAGATAATATAAACGCACACAACTGCCATCTTCCTGTTTGCAATGTCCAGGATGTACCAAAACTACGGCGATCTCCCGAACCCGAACCCGTACCATCACCGCGCACCGGACGAATCTGTCCATCGGGTCTTAAGTTAAAGTGGAATCCTTTGTAGGGACTGTTGTTCCCTTGACCCGTGGCATCTGTTGTAAGAAAGTTTGTATTGTTAGAAGGGAGTGATTCTACTTTTATCCAAAAGCAAATCGTTGCGTACCCGCTTGGATTTTGTTTATATGCTGTTCCACTACCTACGCCGTCAAAGTATGAGAAATCATTTGACCCATCGAAAGACAACACGCCTGTATTGTCACCCGTGCTTGTTCCATTATTATTTAAAGATAGTCCTGGCCCAAGAAGAGTTGTAGAAGTATCTCTATAGGTTTCATACTCGTTTGGAGGATGATACCTAAACTTCATCCCCAAACTATCATAACTCTTGAACGGGTCAATTTTTATGTTCGTCGCAGTATCGGTAGTAGCAAAAGACTGATTGTAAATATCGTTTACCCCAAAGCGTAATTCGGCTAATGACTGATTAGCGCTATCAGCCTTCCCCATCTCTGTGTAGATATCTCTAATAGAAATGTTGGTTGTTCCTAGGGCCATGCTTGTTTATTTAGGGCGATTATTATCTATCTCTTTTATGGCTTCAATCAACAGCGCAATAATCTTTTCGTATTTAACAGCGTAGTACCCGTTGCTTCTTTGGGTCACAACCTCTGGTAATACTTCTAAAAGTTCCTGTGCAATAACACCTACATCATGTCCGCTGTTTGGATGCAACTCTTCATTCTCTATCCAGTCAAATCTTACACCATTAATTTTATGGAGTTTATCGAGAGCCGACTCAATAGGCTTGACATTTTCTTTAAACCTTTTATCTGAAGTAGCAAATGCGACTACATCGTTTTCTGCGTGAATGACACCATCAGTACTCGGCGTAGTTGCTGACAATCCAACTGACAGTCTTTCTACTGTTAGCAAACCTGTACTGTTATTAAACACCATGTCTGCACTACCTGCAGCACTACCACTGTTGTTGTATAAGACCTGTGTATTAGAACCCCCTACTGGGCCTAATGCACCTTTCTGTCCCTTAGATCCATCAGAGCCATCAGAACCCGCGGTACCTTGAGCACCTTTAGATCCATCTGAACCGTCTGAACCAGCAGTACCTTGCGCACCTTTTTGTCCCTTTTGTCCTTTGTCACCGCCAGTACCAGAAGAACCTGGATTACCCTGCGCACCCTTTTGTCCTTTCGAACCATCCGAGCCATCAGAACCAGCAGTACCCTGTGCACCTTTAGCACCATCAGAGCCATCGGAGCCCGCAGTACCCTGTGCACCTTTCTGCCCTTTATCACCGTCTGTACCAGCACCACCTTGAGCACCCTTGGCCCCATCCGAACCATCAGAACCAGCCGTGCCTTGTGCACCTTTTTGTCCCTTTTGTCCTTTGTCACCGCCTGCACCAGAAGTACCTGGATTACCTTGTGCACCTTTCTGTCCCTTAGAACCATCTGAACCATCCGATCCCGCTGTTCCTTGTGCACCTTTCTGTCCTTTATCTCCGTCTGTTCCGGCACCACCCTGTGCACCTTTTTGTCCTTGTGCACCTTTTGAACCATCCGAACCTGCACCACCTTGAGCACCTTTCTGACCCTTAGCCCCGTCAGAACCATCAGAGCCAGCACCACCTTGTGCGCCTTTCTGTCCTTTGTCGCCACCTGCACCAGAAGTACCTGTAGCACCTTTTTGTCCTTTGGAACCATCTGTACCAGCGCCACCTTGAGCACCCTTTTGTCCTTGCGCTCCTTTTGCTCCATCAGAACCATCAGAACCCGCGGTACCTTGAGCACCCTTCTGTCCTTTATCTCCTTGCGCACCCTTAGCGCCTTGAGCACCTTTATCACCAGCGGTACCAGAGTTACCTGCATTACCTTGTGCACCCTTCTGACCCTTGCTACCATCAGAACCATCTGAACCAGCAAGACCTTTCTGTCCTTTAGCACCATCAGCCCCATCGGAACCAGCAGTACCCTGTGCACCCTTCTGTCCCTTATCGCCTTGTGCACCTTTATCTCCTTGTTGACCAGAAGTTCCTGTTGCACCTTTCTGCCCCTTGTCTCCTTGAGCACCTTTATCACCATCAGTACCAGCGCCACCTTGAGCACCTTTTTGTCCTTTAGCACCATCGGTACCAGCACCACCTTGTGCCCCCTTCTGGCCCTGTGCACCCTTAGCACCATCGGAACCATCGGTACCCGCTGTGCCTTGCGCCCCCTTCTGACCCTTATCACCTTGATCACCTTGAGCACCTTTATCTCCTTGTTGACCAGAGGTACCTGTTGCACCTTTTGCTCCCTGTGCACCTTTGTCTCCATCGGTACCTGCAGTACCCTGTGCACCCTTCTGACCCTTATCACCTTGTGCACCTTTGTCACCTTGCTGTCCAGAAGTTCCTGTTGCACCTTTTGCTCCCTGTGCACCTTTATCTCCTTGTGCGCCTTTAGTGCCATCGATACCCTTCTGTCCTTTGTCACCATCAGTACCAGCAGTACCCTGTGCACCTTTCTGACCTTTGTCTCCTTGAGCACCCTTGGTACCGTCTATACCCTTTTGTCCTTTTTGTCCTTTATCTCCTTGTGCACCTTTGTCTCCTTGTTGACCAGAGGTACCTGTTGCACCTTTTTGACCTTTGGTTCCTTGAGCACCCTTGGTACCGTCTATACCTTTTTGACCCTTCTCACCTTTGTCTCCAGCAACACCTTTGGTTCCATCTATACCCTTCTGGCCTTTCTCTCCTTGGGCACCCTTGGTTCCATCTATACCTTTCTGACCTTTCTCACCCTTGTCGCCCTGTCCACCTTTGTCGCCTTGCTGTCCAGAAGTACCTGTTGCACCTTTCTGCCCTTTATCTCCAGTCTGTCCTTTGTCACCAGCAGTGCCTTTTTCTCCTTTAGTTCCTTGAGCACCTTTAGTTCCATCTATACCTTTTTGTCCCTTATCGCCCGCTGTTCCTTTTTCTCCTTTGGTTCCTTGTTCACCTTGGTCTCCTTTAGCACCTTGTGCACCTTTGTCACCTTGCTGTCCAGAGGTTCCTGTGGCGCCCTTCTGTCCTTTGTCACCATCAGTACCAGCAGTACCCTGTGCACCTTTCTGACCTTTTTGGCCTTTATCTCCTTGAGCCCCCTTATCGCCTTGTTGTCCAGAAGTTCCTGTTGCACCTTTTGCTCCCTGTGCGCCTTTAGTACCATCGATACCCTTCTGACCTTTTTCACCAGTCTGTCCCTTATCGCCTGTTGCGCCTTTGTCGCCTTGCTGTCCAGAAGTACCTGTTGCACCTTTCTGACCTTTATCGCCTTGCTGTCCTTTTTGTCCTTTATCTCCGGCGATACCTTTTGCACCACCTTTTCCTTCAGCGCCTTGGTCTCCTTTCTCACCTATTTCACCCTTCTGACCCTTCTGTCCTTTTTGGCCTTTATCTCCTTGCGCACCTTTATCTCCTGTAGCACCTTTGTCACCTTGTTGACCCGATGTTCCTGTAGCACCTTTCTGTCCTTTATCCCCTTGAGCGCCCTTGGTTCCATCGACACCTTTTTGTCCTTTATCTCCTTGTGCACCTTTATCTCCTTCTTGCCCAGAAGTACCTGTCGCGCCCTTCTCACCTTGTGCACCTTTAGTACCATCGATACCCTTCTGTCCCTTTTCTCCCTTATCACCTTGAGCACCTTTAGTACCATCGATACCTTTCTGGCCTTTGTCTCCAGTCTGTCCTTTTTGGCCCTTGTCTCCTTGCGCACCTTTATCTCCTTGAGCGCCTTTATCTCCTTGTGCACCTTTATCTCCTTCTTGCCCAGAAGTACCTGTAGCACCTTTTTGTCCTTTATCTCCTTGAGCGCCTTTGGTTCCGTCTATACCTTTCTGACCTTTTTCACCTTTATCTCCCTGTGCACCCTTATCACCTTCTTGTCCAGAAGTACCTGTCTGGCCCTTCTGACCCTTGTCACCAGTCTGTCCCTTCTGACCCTTGTCTCCTTGCGCACCCTTGGTTCCGTCTATACCCTTCTGACCCTTGTCACCAGTCTGTCCCTTTTGACCCTTGTCACCTTGGTCACCCTTGAGACTTCTTCCGGAAATTTCAACAGAGTACAGTTGGATAATATCGTCATCGTCAATATCACCGTCTTGATCTATTATGTAGAAGTTATCGCCACTTGTGATGGTTGTGTTATTGTTTAAAAACTCACCAAAACCTTCACCATTTGTGAATGAATTACTATTGGTGAAACTCGAATTATCCTTTACTACAACAGCAGTAAAAGAAGCGTCTTGTGAAAGGTTCTTAAACTTTAGGTATATGATTGGATCATCTATAGCATAATCAGACCAGCGGTTAGCCACAGAGTTCAAGTACATGTTGACAGCGTTTGTAGTAAGAGACGACAAAACGCCTGTGTACGCTAAGTAGGCATCGGAAGAGAAACCTAAATTGTGAACTCCATCGTTGGCTAGGTTCATTGTACCACCACCAGTTATTTGATGTGTCTCTATGTATAATGTACCAGAGGTAATTGAAGAAGGCGATACAGGATTGTTGCCACCGTTAGTGAATACTGCTGCCTTGTAGTATAGGTCGGTTTGCGCTCCGGCAGCACCACCACCACCCTGTGTACCTTTATTTCCTTTGTCACCTTTATCTCCCTTGTCTCCTTCTTCACCTGATGCTCCTTGCGCACCTTTATCTCCCGTTGTTCCTTTCTGGCCCTTATCGCCTTTCTGTCCTTTATCTCCTTTATCTCCTTGTGCACCTTTGGTACCGTCAATACCTTTTTGACCTTTATCTCCGTCGGTACCTTTCTGTCCTTTATCTCCTTGTTCGCCTTTATCGCCCTGGGCTCCTTTGTCGCCATCAGTACCCTTCTGACCTTTGTCGCCATCAATACCCTTCTGACCTTTGTCTCCGTCTATACCCTTCTGACCTTTGTCGCCATCAGTACCCTTCTGACCTTTATCTCCGTCTATACCCTTCTGACCCTTGTCTCCGTCTATACCCTTCTGACCCTTGTCACCTTGTTCTCCTTTGTCTCCTTGCTCGCCTTTCTGACCCTTGTCACCTTGTTCTCCTTTGTCTCCTTGCTCGCCTTTCTGACCTTTGTCTCCTTGCTCGCCTTTCTGACCTTTGTCTCCATTTCCATCAAGACCTTTTTGACCCTTGTCTCCTTGTTCACCCTTCTGGCCTTTATCGCCTTGTTCACCCTTCTGGCCTTTATCGCCTTGTTCACCCTTGTCTCCTTGTTCACCCTTATCTCCTTGTTCACCTTTATCTCCTTGTTCACCCTTGTCTCCTTGTTCACCTTTATCTCCTTGTTCACCTTTATCCCCTTGTTCACCTTTGTCACCAGTCTGTCCCTTTTGACCCTTGTCTCCGTCTATACCTTTCTGGCCTTTGTCTCCTTGTTCACCTTTGTCGCCGTCAATACCTTTCTGACCTTTGTCACCTTGGCCACCCTTTTCTCCTTGTTCACCTTTGTCACCAGTCTGTCCCTTTTGACCCTTATCTCCCTGTGCACCCTTATCTCCTTGGGCACCTTTATCACCATTTCCGTCGAGACCTTTTTGACCCTTCTCTCCTTGTTCGCCTTTGGCTCCATCTATACCCTTCTGGCCTTTGGCTCCTTCTTCTCCTTTAGAACCCTCTTCTCCTTTAGAACCCTCTTCACCCTTTTCTCCTTGAGCGCCCTTTTGTCCCTTCGCACCTTCAGCGCCCTTATCACCTTCAACACCCTTAGCGCCCTCAGATCCTTTTTCACCTTGAGCACCTTTCTGACCTTTGTCACCTTTGTCACCCTTAGCGCCCTTCGCACCAGGAAGTTGCTTGACATCTCCCTTTGTAACAAGGATAGTTGTACAAGGAGGTATCGTCAAGTCAAAGACAAGTCCAGATCCGTTTTCTACAGTGACATCTATTTTACAGGCCATTGGTTTTGTTTTGTTATTGCACTATATCCTGCACTACATCAAAGGTTCCATAGAACCATGTGTCTACACTAGAGTCTGAAATCAGTGTAGCCTGCAGGCCGTACACATAAGTACCGGGCTCTACCTGCATATCTGTAGCGGAAATAGAAATAGTTAAAGCACCAACATTGGTGCCGCTAATTGTTATGTCTGTACTAGGTATAATTAATGGGCCGTCATCATACTCTCTGACTTCCATTTTATACGTGTACAGTGTTAGGTCTAATGCCGTTCCATCAGAGTCCTTTACTTGGGCGTCTAATTGAAAAGTATCACCGCGACGGGCACATATATTTACTTGTGCAGCGTTATTCAAATTTACGTTTGTGGGGTCTCCACAGGAACATTGGCTTGTTGAGCAGGAGCAAGACATCTTATGATATTGTTAGGTTGGTTACTATATCCTCACTAAGAGGTGGGCGTTCGCCTTGGCGTTGAGCAATCAGTTTACTTTGAGCCAACGCTTGTTTATCTATTCTCTGATCTTTACGATTTTCTGATTCAGCATCAGCCTGCATACGAACTCCGCTTTCCACTTGTTGCTCAACTACGCCATACTCTCCTTTAAGTTGTTCGATTTGAATTTTGAACTGATACTCTAGTTGTATGAGTTGCGCTTTGGCTTCCGTCTCTAATTGAATCCGCTGTGCTTCGATTTGGGCTTCGAGTTGCTTTTTCTGCATCTCCATTTGAGCGGCTACCTGTGAGGCTTGCTGATTTGATTGAGACTGAATCTGAGCCTGCTGCGCCATCATCTCTTGTTGTTGTTTGATTCTTTTCTTTCTGCGAACCACCAAGAGTCTCTCTGCTTGTTCCACGTCTTTAATCTGACGAATGGCAATCGCATCTTCAAGGTCAATTTCTTTTTGTCCAAGAGCAATCTGTATGTTTTGTTCTAGGTATTGCTTGTCCATTTCGTTCATCTCAGTAACAACCACCACGCCGAAGTTGTACATAGATAGGTTATCAAAAGAACTAAGCACAGCCATATTGGTTTCTCCCACGGCATTTGTATATACTTTATACAATATACTATCTGGTGGTATTACCTGTAGACAGCGAACAATATCGTCACACACCTTTTGGTAAAGAACCATCGCGGCATTAGTGATGTCGTATATAGCGTTATTTCCAGCCTGCACTGCCATTTGGTTTACACCTACTAAGGCTTCTCCTTTCGGAGTGGTTCCATCCATAACCTCATTGATACCAGTGGCATCTCTTATCATTCGTAGGTAGTGATTGTAAAGAGAAACAAGTTCTTGTATGTTTCTAATATTATTACCTATCTCTCTGACGGGTGGGTTTTGAAAACCTCCCTCTGGATTCTTGCTACGGTAATAGAACACACCAGTTTGTTCGTAGATGTCTTGAATCTCTAATGGCTGTAGTTCACCACCGCGTCCTAGTTGTACGTTCTCTAACCCTTCAATATCAATGATGAGTCCATCTGGTTTTGCTTTAGCAATAGATTGCTGAAGTTTCAAGTGTGTAATCTGGAGCATGTCAGCAAACCCTATAACAGAGGATACCATTGACTTAGGTATCATCCCACGGATGTTAGTTGCTACAATACTATATGATAAACGAGCACGTGAAATATCATGTACGTTCTTAGGTATATTTTTCTTTGGCCCGTAGTTATACAACTTCTCTGTACCCACAATGTAAGTACCGCCATATACCGTAGCGTTCTTCATGTATATTGCTTCTCTGTTGTATACAGATTGCTGAGGTGCGTTATATTCGTTTCCTTTAAAATAGAAACCTATGTTTCCGTATGCCGACTCTTTCTTCTCGTATATGATATCATCAACAGACATAAACTCAAAGTCCATTACCTCTATCTTGTACTCATCATATCCTTGGCGATATCTTGTACCGGGTCTGTCGTAACCAGATCCTGTTGTAGAGAACTGAGTAGGGTTGTTCCCATACTTGTTCATTACAGTCTTAGCAATCTCCTCATACTCTTGCTCTGTAAACTGGTTACCAGCAATGCGCTTTAAGTCCATGATTGTTATGTACTTAAAATGACCAGCATAGGTTAGGTCAGAGAATGTTGGGTCGTCTGTATAGTTGTGTATAAATTTCTTTGGGTCAACATACTCCTCGTTGATTCCATAGTTGGGGTCATTGCTTCTTTTAGCAACACCCATACCAAGAGTTGCTAGGTCTTCAACACAGCGACGGTATATAGATTGATTAAAGTCATTCCACTTCAATGTCATCTCAGTAGCAATCTGAGCAGAGATTTCTGCGTCCGTCTTAATGTTTGTGTCTAAGAATATCTCAGTTTCTTCTGGTGTGTCTGGTAGTTGTCCAGGGTCTTGTTTAACACGCAGGCCTAGTGACTTCGCTTCCTCAATCATATCTCGATTCTCGATACGCAAGACGGTAGCGTTTTTCTTCTTATCCTTCTCTGTTCTTGAAAGGGGGTCAATGGCCTCAATCTGAGGGTATGGTTCTTTTGAAAGAATTTTGTTTACAACAATCTTAACAAACTTAGGTATAATAGGAACTGGCGTATAGTCTAGCGTCATCAATGTTCCATCACCATTGTTGTTGTCGAGAGAGTTTAATATCTGACGATAGATAGATGTGTCTTGTGTTCCTTGCGCATAATCTCTACAGCGTTCCATTTCGCTGTTGCGTCTTCCATACAATGAGTTTTGATAGTCACTTCCAATCCATTGCGCAAACATAGCCTTTGCATATTGCAGACCATATTGCTTAGACATCTTCTCCTCAACACCAGATAAAGGATCTGGAAATGAGGATTGTCCATTTGTGTATTCGTTGTCCATACTTTAGATTGCTACTGTTGCAAATATACCTCTTATTATTTTCGTATAATTATCTGACCTTTACGGAAGAACTGCTTACCATTGAAATCTGATTTTGGCTTTTCGGGCCTATGACCTTGAGCCGCAAGAAGGGCTAGTCCGCTTGATATAGAAAGGTCATATTTTGTACGATCGTCTATCTTAAAGTTTACCCAGTCCTCTAGGGTTCTCTCGAAGTACATCTTTCCGTACTCTAGTGTCTGCTCGTTTAGACCGACGTTCGCGTGTATAAAAGATTCTATAGCCTGTGCGTGCGCTTGTATGACGTCTTGTGAGTTGGATGGTATACCTTTAGTTTTTGTTTTGCTGCCGTAATTCGATGTAAGGTGAGCCGGTCTGTCTAGCAAGAAGTGGTCATAACCTCTTGATTCAAAGTGTCTTGCGATTCCGTATTTGTTATTCTCAATCAAAACAGGGTACCCATAAAACTTGGATGCCATTAATATGTCTTCATAAAAAATCTTTGCTAATGGTGGTCTTGAAGCGTACTCTGCTACAAACATATTCGATGGGTACTCAAGGTTGAATTTGTTAAAGAAATGACAAGCACCTTTAGATCCTCTCCCATCCACTGTTGCATCTATATCATAACTATCTACTCCAGCACATCCTAACCAGGCGTTCTCTGGTTTCTTTTTATTCCTTAACTCTACAGGTGGCATCCATGCTACCCTCCATCTTCCGTTAGGATCAGGACTAAACACTACCTCTGTATCCTTCTGCCCTAGCGCCCAAACAAAGTTTCCTACAACCACAGGGTTCGGGAACAAATCCTCGTTGTACTCTACCTGTTCGTATATCTTTTGTACGTTAAACAGAGATGCCTTTGCACTATCTCTAAACGCTTCGGCTTCTGTAAAAGGGAACTGGCGTATAACCTCGTTTAGTTCGTAAGAGTCTCCAGATAAACCTTTTCTTTCATTCTTTAAGTAAGTCTTTGAACCTAGGCTTATATACTCACCCTCTAGTCCTATAATATTTTTTTCTAAATCCTCAACGACTGGCATGCCATGTTTGTCGAAGAAACCTTCCAAGGCATCGTATGCTGGTATAAAACACCCATACAAACCACTCTTTGTTCTACCGTTTTCATTTCTGTCATTTACATTACTTGCGTAGTACAGTTCTCTATACTGCCGACCTCCTCTGTCTAGGGGATTAACAGTGCTTCCTACCAATGCTTTACCTACAATCTTTCTACCTACAAGCAAACAAGTTCTTTGTATTCGCCATGCTTCTCGTATATCATTACCTTTTTCCCACTTACCAGCCTCATCCAAATACAAGATGTGTAGTTTCTCACCATCATAGGCATTGTTGGTTGTGTTCTTCCAGTTAATAATTGTATTAAGAGCCTCACCTCTTGATGAGGTTTTGTTCTTTTTGGTAATTCTTTTTGATGGCTCACGAAAGGCGAGTTCCATTCTGGGATTGGTAGTACCATCTTGAATAGGTTTAAAGAAAAAAGGCAATGACTTATATATAGGCACCACCTTCTTCATGAATATATTTTCCTGTGCATCGGTACCTGTCTTAGACATGATGCCCAGTAGTTTCTCTTTAACCTGTGTTCCTTCGTTTACAAGCACTGATGCCGACATGTTTGTGTATCCAGATCTACGACACTTTACATATACCTGTCCAACACATCTCGGGTCTGCTACGCAAGCGTCAAGGTGTACGAATAGTTCTCTTTGAAAATCAAGGTAGGATGGGTATCCGATATCAATCTTACACCACTGTAAGAAAAAGTAGTGGTTTCCGGTAATATAGGTAGGTACCCCGTTGTTGTAAAACCATACTCCATTTCTGCGTCTCTTGTATTCTTCACTAATGTAGGGGGTGTGTTTGTTTCTAAACGACTCCGGCATAGACATCCACTCTTCCATAGACTTTACTCTTTTGAGTTCGTCTGGTAATGGTGTGCGTTGCCAGTGCTGTTCTTCCTTTGGCTTGTCGTGAAATAGTATGTCCTTTTTGCGAGGCCGCTTTGGTAACTGTATGGGTAAGTCAAAGCATAGCCTGACTTTTCCCTGGGTTTTGTCAGGACATATGTTGACTACGGTATCACCTTCTATCTCTACGAGTCCTGCCATTTAGTAATCCCAGTATATGAAGACTTGATTACTTTGAGTATTGCTCTGCGAATCCTCCCGAGTAATCTCTTTCCTCTTTAATTTCTCCGTCTTTCTTAAGACCTCTGATAAGTTGTTCGAGTCTTTCTCTTTCAACAATAAGTTCTTTAGCATCTACCGCTGTTTGTTTTATAGATTGCAACTCGGCTTTTCTTTGGGAGCCACTAAGTTCCTGGTCTACAGGCTTTTGTATTTCCTGTATCATATTCTCTATTGCAATCTGCATCGCCTGCATTAGGTTTACAGCGGTATCTATGTTGTTATACTTCTTTGATCTTGCCATGAATTGATTGTAAATAGGTTCTCCATAACTTCTCTCCATTCACCTCCATCTCATAGGACGAGTTCTTCCTGATCAGCACCTTGTCTCCAGGGTTTAATTCTAGTTCCTTCAACTTAGGTGAAGACCATCTGATGTAACCTTTCTTTTCTTTTGGCGGGTTAGCCTTGGGTATGAGTTCGATGATGTCACTCTTTATCGTTTCCTCTTGCTCTTCCTCTGGTTCTGGAGTAATGAATATCCAGTCACTAATCAACTCTATCTCTCCTGTGTCCTGGCATTTATACGCGTAGGCTTGACAGGATATAGGATCTAAGTTACCTCCATAGTGTACAACGTATACGTCGTCGTCTGGGTCTATGAATTGACCACGCTTCTTAGTTTCTTCTAACTGAACTGTTTCCTCGTTCATCATCATGTGGTTACCACCAAGCACAACGTGGTGATGGAAATACATAGTGTCTCCTACCTTAACATTGGTATCAAACTTGGCTGGTAGAGCAACCACCTCGCCTTCCATGGTTCTGTGTTTGAACTCGTCAAACTTGGTGTCGAGATACATTTCTTCACCGTTGACCTCCATGGTGTCCTTGGTTACTTTAGGTACACGTACTAAAAAGTGATAGAGGGATCTCATTCCTCCTTGAGTTCTCCTGTTGGTTTCTTGTCCCAAAGGTTGATTGCAATAGCAGATCTGGTACCTCGTGTTACCTCTGTAACTCTGTGGTGTGTTCCTCCTGCATCAAATATGATTAGCCTATTGTGTTTTGCACGTATGCGCTCCGGCTGTTTCTCTGGGCCATTAGAAAACACTTCAAGGTATCCTCCGTCGATATCCATCTCTACAGGGTAGAATACAGTACCTACAATCGGAGATGATATCTCCCCAGTGCTTTTCCAGAGTGCCTCATCTTTATCCAGGTGCATACCAAGACTTGCATTAGGCATGCCTTCCCCGAACTGGCCTGTCCAATACTCAAAGCCGTCTAGGTTTACTGAAGGGTATAGTGGATAGTCTCTCCAGATATACGAGATTAGTTGTTTTTTGATAGTATCGTCTGATGAGTTCCACCATCCGTTCCACCAGTGATAAGATCCGTTATCTCCAAAGAGGTAGTCTTTGTTATCCTCTAGTTGTTTGATAAAGGAAGGGTCTTTGATAAAGTTGTCAATTACAATCATAAGAATTCGCAGTCATGTTCAATTAATACAGGCATGTTATCTACGGTCTTCCAAAGCATCGTTCCCTCGTCTTTGTTGTAGATGTACACAAGGTAACGCCTTATTCCGTATTTAACAAAACATCTTTCGTCCTGTATGATTGAATCAATAACTGAATCGCCTGCTCTTTGGCCCACATAATAAGCCATAGCATCTTTCGGGTTAGTCCCGATGATGATTTTTCTAATAAGTTCCATTCTATTTATTTAGCCAGTAGTCTATTTTACTTGAATCACCCTCATCCTCTTCATCGTTGATGTGTGTTTCAAAAACTTCGTCTACAGTTTCTATCATTAAATCGTATTCGTCTGGTGCAGCCATATGCATCCCTGTCATCATCTCGTACTTCTCCTCTTCCTGATCTGACTCTGGTACAAAGATTCCAAAGCAATACATAGACAGGTACTGCGTCTTTCCTCCATATACTTCCATTATCTCTTCTATCTCCCCTAGTTTAAGCCTTATGAGTTGGAATGCCTCGTATCTCTGCTTATAGTTCATTAGAAAGATGTGTTTGTTCCCAGGAATCTTACTTCAAGATGTGAGTTGTCAGCGCTGTATACCACCCCGCTGCTTCCTGCAAACCCTCTGAGTTGAATCTTGTATCCTGCTAGTCCGTCGCTGTACCATAATACGTTGAACTCCAAGTGATAAGTCTCACCGTTCTTTACAGTTCTGAAGGTTTCTGCGAGTTTTAAACTAGCGCTATAGTCATAGATATCGAAAGTAACATCTGTGTTTGCTGTAGAGGTAACCTCTATAGATGCGGTCAACTGAAAGAATCCTTGCTTCTCGTTGATTAAGATATTATCTCTAGGGTCAGAAATACCTGTTTCTGGAATACTCATGTAAGTATTGGCTGAACCAAAAATTACAGATGATGTTGCTGCTGTTACTGATCCTGTAGCACTAGAGTCTCCAAATATTTCTGCGAACTGCACAGCGTTGAGGACTGTGGGTACAGCGTTACTACTCTGTGGTCTTGCATATAAAGTTTCAAGACCCTGGCCAACTACTTGAGTAGAGACTGAGTTCACTAGGTCTACTTGCTCTATGTATTTATAGGCACTAGCAGTTTCATCCCAGATTAAGTATTTGTCTGCATTAGCGGGAGATGTAATCTGCCCTAAGTTTCCTGCATCTTGTAGTTCAACCGTGCTCCCTGTTGCTGACAGAGGAGTATTCGCTGTAATAGATGCGGTTCCAATTGGGTTTGTGTTGAGGTCACGGGTAACTACTACTCCAGATGTACTAAGCATAAGCGCCTTGGTAATGCTGGTAGAGGTAGAGGGTGTTCCAGATATCTTTAATTCACCCGTAGTCTCGAGTGTGTCGGTAGAAAGTTTGAGCGCACTGTTGTTTCCAGCCCCGTCTTCTACTACTTGTTCTGATGCTGAGAGTTGCGCTGACTCAAGTTTGAGTAACTTGTCAAACGTATCCTTTATTTTATTTCCACTAAGTGATGCCATAGTATTACTTTTACCTAACAAAGATACTGATATGCCCAAAAGTACTGTAAGCCGAAAGAAGAAGTTTAGAGAGTTCTCGAAGATAGACAAGAAGTATATCCAGGAGAACGGTATGAAGAACCTACATTTCCTTTACAGGGATGCGAAGGATAACATGGATCTGGGAAAGGCTGAGGTGGATTTACTTTTCTTTATCTATGACCTGGAGTTTTGGACGATATCCTATGTTTCAGAGACTATGAATAGAAGCCATAAGAAGTTAGCGGATAGATACGTGTATCCATTAATGAAGAAGGGATGGATATACAAGCACTTCGATAAACTCACACCGAGCCAAAATATGGAAGACCATTTCTTTAGAGATGAAACCAAGATGAATTACAGGGTACGGTATGCCTTGACACAAAAAGGCAGGCTCAATGTGGCCCGCCTATATAGAAAGATGAGGGGTGAAGAACCGTTTAACCTTTCTTCGCCTTCCGAGCAGCATCCATAGCAGGACTGCTCTTCCCTTTATCGTGGGTTACCAGTCTGAATGGCGCCTCTGGTGATGCTCCCTTGTGTGGCTTATAGTCGCCCTTCATTAGAAAGTGGCGTCCACCCTCTGTCATCCAGTGGTATCCCTCTGGTGCTTTTACCTTAACGCTCTTGTTTGTCTTCTTTAGTTTCATTTCTTCTTGCGTTTACGGAAGGGGAAAGGTGTATCGTACTCCTTGATGCGTCCCTCTGGTAGTTTGTCTACATCGACACCACGCACCTTGGCCTTCTTCTTTTTCTTGGGGTCTCCTGTTCTATATTTCATATTACAAATATACTATCTTTACCCTTATGGAACTACGTGTAATAAGAATGTACAGCCAAGACGACTTCACTCTTGGAGCACTGTACCTAGAGAGCAAAGAAGGTAGAGAGTTCCTCTGCTTTACATTAGAAGACGAACATCGTGACGAGAAGGTTATGGGTGAAACCAGGATCCCAGCAGGTACATATCGTATTACCCTGCGTACCGTAGGTGGTCACCATAGTAGATACTCAGACAAGTTCCCTAATATGCATAAGGGTATGTTATGGGTACGCGACGTACCAGGATTTGAATACATCCTAATACATATTGGAAACACAGATGAGCATACAGCGGGTTGCTTGTTAGTAGGTAACTCATCAGACATGAAAGGCTTCATAGGCAAAAGCACATATGCATACCAACACATGTATCCCAAGGTAGCCAACGAACTGCTTGACGGCAAAGATGTTTGGATTACATACGAGGACTTTGCTTAATGAAGATAAAGATTCTATTGATACTGATATTGCTGACGACCTTGGGTAAGGGTCAAGAGTGCAGTCCTTATCATAAGATTAAACATATTAAACACAATGCTCCTAAGTCTGTAGGACTTGGTTATGTTGCTTGTCTTCACGCTACGGGAGTTGTTGCGGAGTTAGGATATGATAATATGTTTATTGGTGTTCTAGCAATGGGCCAAGGTCATCACGGAGCAACCTATTCTTTCTTACAGTATGAGTATGTTATCCATCAATTAATAATATATGGTGGGCCTGCTTATAAACTGAATCTTGATCCGGGTCTAATCATTGGTCGTGTTGGTGCAGACCTTCGTTTGTATAAGCGTCTTTACGCATCAGCAAGCATACTACAAATCAACAGAGAGTTAAACTACTTACACGTAGGATTTAAAATTATGTACTGATTGGGTATTTACTACTATTGACTTTATCATTTTTTTCTTGTACCTTTCCACCGTCTTACGACTTATGGGTCACAAAGTTATTAATCCACAGCAACAGCGTAAGTGGATTCAAAACGACTAAAGAAGAAACTCAGAACACAACAAGACAGTAGAAAGTTTCAAAGGGCCCCTAATTTGCTCAAATTTTTCGCATGCTTCGCGTATTACAGCGACAAGAAATACCCTCCGTTTATCGGGGGGTGTTTTGTTATGGGGGTATCGATTCGGCACATCAGTTGAAACAACACGGGCCATTACTCCTGATCCGTAAAAATTGCTGAGAAATGTTTCTGGTGGGGATAATATATTATATGGACGCCAGCGCGCGCGCACCCGAACGCATCCGCACGAACGGGGGGGCATGCATACAAGCGAACACGCGCACAGGTTTGGGCGTTTGTGCACGAGCACGAGCGCACCTACGCGAGCACGTACGTACACCGGCACGCCTATGTGCACACACGTAGTACACACACGCCCCCATGGGTGACCCGTACAGCCCCCACCCGCCCCCCGTACATATGAGGGGGGGGAACAAATCACGCCCATACACAACCCCACAAGGAAACCACAACCCCACGCCCCACCATTGGAGGCACACTGACCACCCCAAGAGAACGCCTAGCGAATCCATTACCGCCAACAATACCAACACACCACCCAAGAGGAGAAAAGCCCTTAGAACGGCTTAAAATAGCCTCGCGTATATGTGTAACGCATAGGCCCATATGTATGCACGCTCGCGCAGGTCTGAGCGCGCCTGATCCCCTCGCGCATAATGCCCCCGCGCAACGGTTGTTTTTCGATTGGGGCAAAAAAAAACCCCGCTCAATGGCGGGGCTTCGTGTGTGCATCATGTAGGCTCAGTCCATGTGTTCTGTGTACACCTGCAAGTGTGAGCCTTCATCGAGAACTTCGAATGTAGGGCTGTAAATCGAACGAGTGGACATTTCTACCTCATCAGTGAGTATTGTTCCAATCAGTTCACAAACAACTTCCATTCGTGTATCATGGCCATGTGCAAAGTCGCAGTACGAGTACACTAGGCTCATGTGACACAGGTGCTCATGGGTCACCTTGCACACATCATGCACAAGGTCGAGCGCATCGGCAACTTCATTGACAATTTCAATCAGTTTAACTACCGGTAGGTAGTCTTTAGTAATTGCATTCACTTCGTGGTTCACAATCGAGTCGTACATGTACACTACGCAGTCACGCACTTGCTTGTCGAAGGCTTCCATGTCCCTACGTAGTAGTTCAATCGTTCTGTCGTTGTAATTTTTCATCGTATTTCGTTTTGGTTACACCGCAAACATAGGGGGTTATTTCGCTGTAAAGTGTTAACGCCTTGTTAAAGTGTGTTTCTATCTTACGTGTGCATTATGCGCCCGCCAGATCCTGTATGCGCTCACATGTACACGCTCGGTAAGGGGGTTGATATATAAAAGGGTGGGAAGAATCAACCCATGCACGCGCGCACACACATACGCACACACACGCGCACCTGTACATACATACACACTCGCGCCTGCACGCCTGCGCTCGGGCACGCCTGCGCCCCTGCCTGCGCACACATACGCCTACACACATGAATACAAAAATTTTCTGTTAAAGCCTTGTTAAAACGTGCTGTTAAAGTTTTGTTAAAGCGTGTTTTTTCATTTGGATTTGTCAATTATTTTCTATAGATATACCCCCTACTACGTAGTGGTAGGGGGATATCTCTATACTATCTCGGCAATCCCCTACCTCCCATACCT